TTCTTGTTGTGTCTGATCCAACTCATCCTGAGAACGAAGGTAAGGTAATGCTTTATCGTTTCGGTAAAAAAATCTTTGAGAAAGTCAGAGATGTAATGCAACCTCAGTTCGAAGATGAGACCCAATCAATCCTTTTGATATGTGGGAAGGTGCTGACTTTAAACTTAAAGTTAGAAAAGTAGATGGTTACTGGAACTATGATAAATCAGAGTTCGCTACAGTAGCACCTATATCAGAAGATGATTCTGATCTAGAATCACTCTACAACAAACAGCACTCTCTAGCAGAGTTGATCGCACCAGATCAATTCATGTCTTATGACGATATGAAAGTTAAATTGGATAGGGCTTTAGGTCTTAGTGGTGGTATCTCTACAGCAACAGCTGAGAGTATCGCAGATGATAACTCATCAGGTAATGTAGCAACAGCTACAGATGCACCTTGGTCAGAAACTCCAGAACCAGTATTGGCTTCAGGAAACTCTGCAGAAGGTAAAGATGAATCAATGTCATACTTTGAAAAACTTGCTAACGATCAGTAAGTAAGTAACTAAGTATTATAAATACTAATTACCTAATAAAAATTCGGGATAGAGCTAATCGTGTCAAGCTCTGATAGATTCCACTAATACTTAGTGGAAGGGTTGGTTGAGAATGGGGATTCTTAACATTCAATGAGGAAAGGTATCGAATGCGGCAGGCGATATCGTAGTAACAGCGGGAAGCGGGGCTAGTTCTACACTTTATTCTATTGGGCTACGGCCATCATTCCAGCATATCGATCATTCGGAGTAGTATCTACTACTTGAATAACTTTCTTTTGATTGTTATTGTTAACAGTCGTTACTGCTGTATTAGAGTCACCACTCTTAGCAACAGCTTGATCACCAGCTAGTGCAGCTTTTCTATCAGCTAAGTTCTTTTCTCTAAGGGCAATACCTTCAGCTTCTTTACTTCTGTTATTAGCTCTAACTTCGGCAGAGGCTTTAGCTTTCTCAGCATTATCAGCATCCATTCTCCAATCAATAAGATCACCACCAGTAATCTTTTTCAACCAACGAGGTTGCATTGAATTAATATAACCAATCGCTCCATTAACCATGTTAGCAATTCCATCCATTATCTTCGCAAAGAACATCGCGATTTTATCTCTCATGGGAGCCAAAGAATTAGCTAACCATAAACCAGCTTTAGCTGCCCATATACTTAATTGTTCCATAGCTATTGAGAACTTCTCTTTAATCGTTTCCCAATTCTTTTTTATAAATTTCCCTAACATAACTAGACCAACGGCCAACAGAACTATCGCGAGTATTATAAGTATAATCGGTACTGCTGGCATGATCATGGCAGCTGCCGCGGCCAGCATTGAAGCTATGAAAGCTAGAGATGCCGTTATGAAGGCTGCTATAGGTACAATAAATTTCTTAGCGGCGCTCATTAAAGCAGCACCCATGTTTTTCATAGCTACACGCATGGCCGTTGATGCTTTAGCTAACATTTGTCCGGCCTTTGAATCCTTCGCCATTTTCATAGCATTCTTAGATACGTCAGTTACGGTATTCTTTATAGCCCCAGTAAAACTCGTAAACTTCTCTCCTATAGATTTCTTCATACCAGCAAACTTATCACTCGCGTCCTTCTTCATCTTAGCCCAACTCTCAGTCACAGGTAAAAAGGCTTGTGTCATACTAGCTTTCCATTTTTTTTGATTGTCCTCTGACTTCTTCTTGGTCAAAGCTTTCAATTCGCTCATATCAAAAGCTTCCATTCCAAAGAAATCAGAAACACTTTTCTTTATGGATTTAAATTTCTCACCCGTGGACTTCTGCATTGATTCAAATCCAGTTTTCATGGAAGCGAATATACCAGAAGAACTTTTCTCGACCTCCTCCCATCCGGCAAAACCTCCAACTGCTTTAGGTTTTGGAGGACCAACTCCGTCTTCTCCTATTTTGGGTCCCTTCCTAGTGAGACCAGACTTTTCAAATGGGTTAGCCCATTTTTTCATATTCTTCCAAGTCTCTTTGATGTCCATTGAATTATCATCATTCATTTTCACCAAACCTTTAAAGAATTTTCCAGCGATAAGGGTGAACAACATTTTACCTAATATCAAACCGACAAACTTTAATAAGGCAATGATTGATCTCACACCCGGGGATGAAGAAACTTCAGCGAATTGTAAAGTTAATAAGTCGAAGTCTTGTTTCAAGCTTCCTTTCAACTCTCCAATACTATTTTCGAATGTCTTCGCCATAGACTTAAAGACTTTTACTGTCTCTCTTTGATGGAGTTCTTGAAGACCTTCTGATTTATTATCTGAAGCTCTTTCCTCTTCAGCAGACATTCCGGCATCTGGATGCTTAGCTGTTGTTGCCGTAGCATCAGCTGTGGAGTCCATATCCTTACTAACCGCTTTAATTAAATTGGTTGTCTTTGACGTATCTTCTTGTGTTTTACTTGTGGCTGCAGCTTGTTGGAGTATAGCTTTACTAATCCCTTTAGTTAAAGAGGTTGTCTCCGTGACGGCCGCTTGTGTTGTACTTGAGGCTGTCGCGATCTGACTTAATATACTTTCTGCTGGACTTGCTGTTGCTGCTACCATTGTTATTTACCGTTTTTAATTTTTTCGATTTCTTTACTATTATTATTTATGTCGGAAGTCTGGAGTTTATCAATTATCTTTTGAGCTTTTTCTAATTCTGTGTCAGCATGTAAGTCAGGATCAACAATCTTTTCTAGTTTAGAGAATGCGATTCTTTCATTAGGGACATATCGCCATGTGTAACCATCTTTACCATAGACACCAAAGACTGTTTCACTCATACCTATTCTTACTATTAAAGCGGGACAACCATCTAGAATAACTTTATCACCTTCATTGAATGCTCTGTTCATTTTGAACTTCATTCCTTTAATAAAAGATGTGGCCCAATCTCTCATCGCGAGTGCTACTATGAGAGTTAGGGTGAATCCTATGAACTCTATATAAAATTGACTAAGTTGTATCTCTGGCATGTTGTTTCCTAGAAAATATATCCTATATTAACAGATAAAAAGTTACTATCATCAGGATCTTCTGTATAAACATTTTTAAGACTGATTTTAATTTTATCTGTTAGTAGATAACTGAATGCTGTTTCATTTCGAATTAATGGAATATTAGAATCTTCATAAAGAAACTTATTTGTAAAATTTAATTTGGGTGCTACTTTATAAAAGAACCAAAGACTGTTTCTTAAAAGAACTTCGTTTACTGAATTAGAACCCACTAAATCCATTTCTGAATTTAAATAACCAATAGCAAATTCATTACTCATTTTAATCTTATCACTTCTTATAATTTTATATCCCCAACCTATATTAACTTGACGTCTGTCTGTAATGGGTCTGAATTCATTATAATCATATCTAACTAATCCGAAGGTATAATGTCTTTGTTTAAATTCGTATCTTTGTTTGAATGCTATTAAACCTTTGTTCGTAGTTACGATTTCATCTTCATCTTTATAACGATAATCAAATTCAATATCTCTTTCAAATTTTCCAACAGGCCAACTATAGTCTAGACTTGTATTAATAGATAAATCACCACTATCAAGTTTACCCGTGAAATCAATTTGACCCCCGGCATTTACAGTTGGTGATATAAACAGTAGGCCTAATAAGACCAATCCTAAAAGTTTTTTATTCATTAATCTTTAGCTACTACTTCGTGTTGTGTTGAAGTTGAATTAACATATAAACCAAACCAAGCAGCTCCTGCACCGACTAGTACAGATATTAAACCTGACTGTGCTACTGATGGATCGGCTAATGCCATGAACCAATCAGCTGATGTGAATAGTAAGTAGATGTACATAGTAATAAATGCTCTTGGGAATATTCTCCATCTTGAAAAGTATTCAGGTGCTAACCACATCCAACCTGTTGTGTTTGGACCATTAGCATCTTTCATCTTTTGGATTTCATCTTTAAGAGCTCCTATCTGAGCATTCTTAGCTTCGTATTCTGCGAGATCAATTTGTACTTGATTTCTTTCATTATAATTTTGTTGTTGTTCCATTTTATTTCCTCTTTATCTGGATTTCATTCGAGCCGCTTCGGCATCTTGTCTTTTCTTTTCTTCATCTAACCATTTAACTAATAGTTGAACATAAACTTCCCTCTCCCAAGGTATCATATTATCTAGTTCTGTTAAACTATAATCATGATGCTGCATCATGTTGAAATTAGTATGTATATAGTTATACAGAGTATCGTGAGAGAGGGCTAGCCGAAAAAATTCGCCACTCCCTTCAACTCTAGAAAATTATCCTCTTTACAATGAACACAGTTATAGTTATGATTAATCTCTAACGATGGTGCATTACCAAAGTAGAGTTGAATCTTTTCAAACATATCTAAAGACATTGTATCTAAGAATGAATTTAATTCTTTTGATGAGAAGTCATCTCTAGTATGAACTTCATCTCCGTCTATAATTTTAACAATACACTTAGCAACCATTTCAAATATTTGTTTCGGATCTTCTGTTTTATTAGCATCCATTGTTTGTATGATTTCGTAAGTGGGTTGATGCATATCTAAACTTATATTATCTGTAATTTCAATTATATTACTAATTTCAGGTTCTGGTCTGTTTACAAGAATAGATTCTAAGTCAATCTTAATCTCATTATCTTGGTTACATTCTTCACATGCTATTGTAACATCAGAAGTTTCACCTACTGATTTTATTCTCATTTGAATAAATAGATACTCTAGATCAACACCAGCTAGTTTTTTAGCATCGACATCGGTACAACAAGTATCAATTAAACGAATCATCTCTTTAACTTGTGCATTAGCATCTTCTGATTCTTGTGCTATTAATAACACTTTCTGTTCACCAACTAAGAACGGTCTATATTCAACCGTAACCCCTGCTGATGGTAACACACAACTGTGTGTTGGGTTTTCAAGCTTTGGTAACGCCATAATTTATTTCCTCATAATATTATATACAACTATTTAGTCGTTTCAAATCAACCAAATATTTTACTGCCTATTTTCGTTTTAGCTTTTGATTTGAATTTTCTTGAGAACTTGTTGAATAATCCACCCAGTAATCCTGTAGGGGAGTTCTCGTATGATGATGTCCATGTTCTGAATTTGAATGTGGTATCGAAGGTTTGCATCTCAGCCATAGACTCAGCAGCGAACTCCATTGCACCGAGTACTGTAGGAAAGGCTTGATGAAGTTCAACTTCATAAATGGGTAAATCGTCTACACCAAGTTGAGTTATTTTTACAGTTCCATGATAATCCTCTGGGTAAGTCAAATTCCAAACCTCGTCAAACATTTCATGTTGCCATTGTTCCATTAGTTCTCTATCTTCATAAGTATGATCTAACATAAATGTCATTGTAACCTCACCACCATAAGAAATATTATTGATATAGTTACATGGTGGTCCCGCTGATGATGGAGTATGTTGTGTTGTTTCTATAGTAAGAGCAGGCATTGATACAGCTGTGACTCTCATAGCTCTACTTCTCATTCCGTTAGGGCCATGAATTTCAACTTCATATTTACCCTTTCTCGCCATGTTATCTACATGGGCTTTTATAAATCTATTTATATGCATTAGAATTGTTTCCTACTTTCTTTCCAAACAGTATCTTTAGCAACTTTTCTAAATGATTCAGTTGGTAAGAAGATAGCTATTTCCCAATCGGCCGGTTCTATAAGTAATAAAGGACCACCAATGTGACTAGTTAAATAATGTTTAAAACATGGTTTATAAAATCTCAGATTTGATGAAGCTTTAACAAAAGCGTATGTAAGTTTCATTTTTGTAGTTCTATCAAACTTATCATTATTAGTTATGTCTAGAAGACTATCTAAGAACTTCGCCCTAATAGCTGGGTGTAAGTAATGGAGATTTAAACCATGAAACCCTCCCTTAGCTTTTTGTATAGGAATACATAAAGGGAATCTGTCATAATACGGTAACTCACCTTTAGTCTTTGGATCATAACTAAAATTATACATACTTCCATACACTTGAGTTGATCTTCGAGGCCCTTGAGCCACTAAAGATTTTCTTGATACATTCGAACTACTTACTTGTTGACGAAACCAAGCCATGGACGCTTTAGTACGAGCCTGTATTCCAGCTCGAAACGCCGCTTGTTCCCATTTGTCAAATAATCTTTCTGTTGCCATAATACTATTTATGTCATTTAATAGATGTTTATATCTTTTTCTGTAAGAATTCTCCAAACATAATTACGATCATCACAATAACTCATAGCTTGTTTCCATTTGGCTTCATTAACAAGATATGTTTGAACTTCTTTTAAATATCTCTTAGATGTTCTACCTGTCTTAGTTTTACTCTTTTTAGGGTTCGGTGGTGAGCATTGAGAAAATGGTTTGACTTCAATGAGTTCTTCTACTATGATGCCTTGTTTGTTTCTATACTTCATATAGAAGTCAGGAAAGTATCTGTGCACACGATTATCAACCGGTGATACATACGGTATGATGATTTCCTCAGAACTCCATTTTAATACAGATGGACTCTTATCCAGATAAACCATGAATCTTCGCTCCAAAAGAGAACGATAAATAATGTTTATAGGATTACCATTGTACTTATTTGGATTCTTCGGTGAAAACTTTCCTTTATAAGACATAAATAACTATTAGTATATATTACAATAGTAGGACACCATGTATGGGAAATTTATTTAAGAAATCAAAATCAGCTGTTAAGAGTTATGTAGGTTCAGTCAAAGGTGACGCGAACGCTATAGGCACAGGACTAAAAGATAAGTTTGGAAGTGGAAAAAGTATTTCTAATACTTTTGATCAAAGAATAAGTGACGGGTTAGATGATTTATTAACAGGTGTTACAGGTATTAGAACCTCGAAGATCCCTGAAGTCTCAGCTGAAAGAATATCAGCATTAGAGAAAAACAGAGAAGCGAGAGCTCAAAAACTTAATACTGCTGGTAGAGAGCGCGCCCATAAAGCAGAGGGAGATCCTCCTAAAGCTTTTATGATGAAATATCCAACTGTTTTTCCAGATGAGAATAGTAAAGGTGGAAACCTACAGAACTATATTCATTTCAGAAGTCTAGAAAGAAGAAATGCGGGACCTAATGAAGAAGTATTTGATATATTTCTTTATGTACCAGAAGCTTCAGAGGATTCTGTTCAAGTAGCATATAAAGAAGAATCGAAAGGCCTTCTTGAAAGTATCATAGCTAAATTCATGGGGGCAGGCCAGGGTGGTAGTGATCAAGGTATTGGTGATCAGATGAAACAGGGAATGAAAGATACTTTAGGTGGTAGTATAGGAAAGGCCGCCACAGGTAAAGTAGCTAATCCCATGAAGTTTCAATTATTTGAGGGTGTTGGTCCTAGAACCTTCTCATACGATTTTATGTTATATCCTGAAAATGCTGGAGACTCTAAAACGATTCGATCTATCTGTTATGCATTTAAGAAATGTGCATTACCAGGAACAGTTCCAGGTTCAGCTGGTAGAGTTTATACTTTTCCAAATGAATGGGCTATTAGATACCATGGACCTATGAAGGACTGGATAGACTATCCTATGATTAGTGTGTTGTCAGATGTTAAAGTAGATTATGGAGCACAAAAAAATAATAGAATGATGGACGGAGCACCAGCGGCTGTAGGTTTATCCTTAAGCTTCTCAGAAGTCATGACTCTTGATAGAGATAAATATGACAGTAGAGTAGCTTCACAAACAAATGTCGGTTCTAACGCGAGAGAACAATCCCAAGAAGGTGGTACAGTACCAGAGATTCTAGGATACGCAAAAACTGAAACGAATAAGGACGCATAACAATGGCTAAAGGATTTTTTAAACATATACCAGATATCGTTTACGATTTTAAGAGTGATGGTACATATTATCGAGCTAAAGATTTATTTCGTAAAGTATCAACTTGGAGTTATCTTCAAGAAGGTGTTTCCGGATATAATTATTTTCGTATAACAGAAGGAGAAAGACCTGATGTTGTCGCGACTAAACTCTATGGAGATTCAACTCTATATTGGACATTCTTTTTAGTTAATGAAAATTTACAAGATTTTAATGACTGGCCGAAGTCAAATCAACTACTCGAAAAATATATTGATAGAAAATATTCAGGTAAATGTTTAGTAGCGGGTTCGAGTACAGATATAGTTTCATCAACTTTAAAGTTTGGTCTAGGTGAAAAAGTTTCACAATCATCATCAGGTGCTTATGGGTTTGTTACTAAGGTTAATCCGACACACAATAGAATAACATTAAATAGTATTAATGGAATATTTACAACAGGTACAGTAACAGGAGCTGAATCAGGAAAGAGTTTTACTGTGACTTCTGTGCAGAATGAAAGAGATGCTGTTAATCATTATATAGATTCTAACGAATTAAAAACTACGGTATCAACAGGTAATTCAGTTGTTACAAACGAAACTTATGAAAGAACAATCAATGAAGAAAAATTTATGATAAGATATATTGAACCAAAATATATACCTAGAATTGTAAAAGAATT